ATACAAAATACCGCCGACCCAATATCTGCATGCCTGCTGGCTGCGGCTCAAACAAGCAGTGAGATGTATTGGCTGGTCATGGATACAGTAAATCCACATCGGGCCATGGATCTCACTTGGAGACCCAATGTCTGGGATAGGAAATATCCACATGGATGGAAGACCATAACTGACACCGGTGTGCAATCAGCTGGTGCAACAGGTATATATTTGGTACCCGGTGATTATCAACCCAACGGCGATGAATCGCAACAGGGGTATTTTTCATCACTCAAGGTAATGGATGAGTTGTCGTCATCAACTGTGCCCTGTGACATATTTTTCATATCATATAACGAACCAGACGCTGACACAAACTTTGAATTATTGAAGGATAGGTTTGCTCGCGCACAGAGAGTGCACGGCATTAAAGGCATACACAATGCACACAAACGCTGTGCTGAACTAAGCTCTACTGCCATGTTCTGGACAGTAGATGCTGATACCGTAGCTGATCCAAACTTTAATTTTGATTATCATCCACCTGACTATGATAGGAACTACCTGCACATCTGGCACAGCTATAATCCAGTAAATGGTCTCAGTTACGGATGGGGTGCGATCAAACTATGGCCTACTGATGCGGTTCGGCGGTTCAATCGCAATTGGTTAGATTTCACTACTACGGTTGGCAATATCAAGATGGTACCTGACATAGCTGCGATCACAAATTATAATGTCGATGCCAGATCGTCATGGCGCAGCGGATTCAGAGAAGCTGTGAAGCTGTGCAGCAACATAGTAAACGGGGACTGGTCAGAGAGCCTCGAACGTTTGTTGATCTGGATGACCACAGCTACGACAGTGCCATTTGCAGTTGACAGCATGCATGGTGCTATCAGCGGATTTGATTTCTATCTAGAACACGTAAGCACCAAAGATCAAAAAAGATTGAAACTGATCAATGATTTTGAATGGCTGGACGATAGATTCAATAATCGTGTTGATCAGCAAGACAGGACAATAAACAGATCTGATATCGCCGATCTATTAAGGAACACATCAAATGTATGACATGGTTTTCATCAGTTTCGAAGAACCAAACGCTGAGCAAAATTGGCAGGGTTTAAAGTCTAGGTATCCAAATGCCAAACGCTTGCATGGTGTCAAGGGATTGCATAAAGCTCATATAGTGGCCAGCAACATGGTCACCACTGATCTTTTCTATTGCATAGACGGTGATGCAGTTATATTTGATGATTTTGATTTTAGTTATAGGGCCAATGAACATGAACTGGATCATGTGCATGTGTTTAGAGCTCGTAATCCCATCAATGATCTGGTTTACGGTTATGGTGCTGTCAAGCTTTTACCTGCGGCAGAAGTGCGCAAGCTCATAGACAGAGATTTCAAACCAGACATGACCAGCAGCATCAATCGAAAATACAAGGTAGTACATCAGGTCTCTAATATCACTGCATTCAACACTGATCCATATAATACTTGGCGCAGTGCATTCAGGGAATGTGCCAAGCTAGCCAGTGGCGTGATAGACGGCCAAGTAGACAAGGAGACACAGGCACGTTTAGAAGCTTGGTGCACTCGCGGGCAAGATCGAGAACACGGTAAGTGGTGTCTACTAGGTGCTCAAGCTGGCAGTAGGTTTGGTACTGCCAATAGAGGTACTGCAGAACTGATGAAGATCAATGATTGGCGATGGTTGCAAGAAGAATATGAGCGGAGCCTAGCTGTATGACAGAATATTGGCCACGTGATCTAGACACGTTCTATATCAGCTATGATGAACCAAACAGCGAAGAGAATTGGGCCAGGGTGTTGGAGATAATTCCCAATGCTAAACGCATCCATCGCGTCAAAGGATTTGATAGCGCACATAAAGCCTGTGCTTTAGCCAGTAGCACGTCTAGGTTTATGACCATCGACGGTGATAATTGGATAACTGACCAAGCGTTTGATCAGTTGTTGGATGACACTGGCCATGAGGATGTGGTGTTCAGCTTCAAGAGCAAGAATGCAATCAATGGACTTGAATATGGTAACGGGGGTATAAAGTGCTGGGACAGGCTGGTGCTGCTAAACTCTAACACTCACGAAAACGGTGATACCACTGATTTCTGTTGGACCATGCGCTACTATCAGATAGATTTCTTGGGCAGCGTTAGTGTTAACAACGCGACACCATTCCAAGCTTGGCGTGCGGGTTTCCGCGAGGGTGTCAAGATGAGCTACGTAGATGGTAAACCCATGTCAGATCCAATAGCGGAACGATCGTTGATATACCAGGGTAACCGCAGCAAATTAAACGTTTGGATGACCATAGGACGCGATATCACGCATGGCACATGGGCGATGCTAGGTGCTAGGCAAGGTTTTCATCAGCTATACACTGGTGAGATAGAAAACAGCGTGATTAACGATTATTCGTGGTTTGATAAGCAGTGGAAGAAGATGCAGTTTGTGAACGTTGATCAGATGCTGCTACAATATGCAAGAAGGCTTCGCGAGGATTTTGATATGATCATACCAGAGCTAGACCAGCTATCCAGCATTTGGTTCAAATCAAACTACATGCATCCTCCGAGGAAAGGATTAATGCTTTGATGAATTCAGAATTATCTGCACTGCTGAAGCAGCATCTGCATAACCTACAGCGAGCTTCTGCGATTGTAGATGACCCTGATCAATTCGTAGACCGCTACATGGCATTGATAGACCATCCAAATTCAGAACACGTAGCATGGATTGATGCATTTAGCAATGGTCAGCTCAACAGCAAGCTGTGGTTGATAGATCAGCTGGGTCGTTTTGATCTAAACCTAGGCAAAGTTTGGATAATGTGCGGATGGATAGGCACGCTAGCGTATCTCATGCTGCGCAGACAGAATGATCTTAGATTTGATAGCCTACGCAGTTTTGACATAGACCCAAGCTGTGCAGAACTAGCCGATACCCTGAATCGACCAGACGTCACAGATGGTTGGAGATTCAAAGCCAGCACGCTGGATGTTAACCAGTTAGAATATCACGATTTTTGGTGGACTACCAAGAAATACAACGGCGATGATGAGCTCATCTGCGACAGTGCTGATACCATAATAAACACCAGCTGTGAACACCTAGATGATTTTGATGCTTGGTACAGCAAGATCCCAGCGGGAAAGTTTGTGGTCATGCAATGCAGTAATCATGACGATCACATTGGACATGTGAACAGTATGAACAGCATGTTCGAGCTAAGTGCTCGGGCTAGATGCAGTCGGGTATACTACAAGGGTGTACTAGACTGTGGTACCTACGAGAGATACATGTTGATAGGGAAACGCTGATGTTATATCTAACAGATAAAGAACTGCTGTTGCGATTGTCTACTAAACCGCAGCTATTATCATTCATTCTAAAGCTAACACCAGATGAGCAGAAAGCTTTTGCAGAGATCTCAAAATGGTCAGAGGGATTGGTATCTCTCATAACCAATCATCCAGAGATAATCACCGAACTGTCTAGATTTACCGACACAGAGCTAGCTTGTCTTGCACAGCTTACAGATTGTTCGGATGCGCTATTGAATCATTTTGTTCGCAGTGATATCATGCATGCATTCATGGCCAAACTTACTGATGATGAATTATCCTGCTTCAAAGATGTAGCAGCATGGACTCCGGCTATGACCGCTCTGGTAGTATCGGTTGATCTGTTTGGTGCATTGGCAAAGATGACCAGCAACGATCGTGCTTCTTTTGTTGGCTGCATAGGATGGACAGCTGCGCTTAGATCACTGTGTGCCGAGTTTAATGCTATTGATCTTCTAGCCAAGTTGACCGACAATGAATTAACGCAGTTAAGATCTGTGATGTCATGGACACCGGCCATGCTATCTCTGGTTAGCTCAACTGGTGCTATAGGTATGCTGGCTAAGCTCACTCCGGCTGAACTGCAGGAATTCAAGCGAGTGACCGAGTGGACACCGGCCATGCTATCTCTGGTTAGCTCAACTGGTGCTATAGGTATGCTGGCTAAGCTCACTCCGGCTGAACTGCAGGAATTCAAGCGAGTGACCGAGTGGACACCTGCGCTGCTGACCCTAACAGCTGATGCTAAATTCCTGAATATGTTAGCCAAACTTACCAGTGGAGAATTATCTGATCTTGCTATGGTGTTTGATTGGACACCGAGCATGCTGTCGATCGCAGCTAGGCATGATATATCGTCATTGTTGCATCGCTGCGACGACGACCAATTGAATCTACTGAAAGCTGTGCTGAAATTTAGCGATGCCTTGATAGCATTGCTGGCCAATCAATCTATGTTACAGACTCTTAATAAGTTTACTGAGCAGGAAACAGCGCAATTTAATAGCATGCTGTCTTGGTTAGGTGATGCAATACATGGTAAGATACCCCATCTCAAAACACTGTTAATGGATCATAGATTGATCAATAATGTCTTGGCTAAACTGTCACTAAATGATATGACTCATTTTAATGCTATCATGTCATGGTCAAAACCAATGCTGGTTCTCATGGCCAAAGACACAACCATACTTTCATTCTTGCTCACTCTTCGACCAACTGAGCTACAATCAATCTCACAGCTGATGTCATGGTCGCCTACGCTACTAGCTCGCTTGCGCGATGATCCTGAACACATGAATGTTTTTCATCGATTCTGGGACATTGTTGCTGATCGAGAACACTTCATTAAGACCTATTTCAATCTTGTAGATTCGGCGGTTGGTACCAGCGTAAACGTATTTGATGCGTTTAGTCGAGGACAGCTTTCTAGCAAACTATGGTTGATAAACAAGTTAGCATCTCTGGAACTCAAGCTAGGTCGTACTTGGACACTGTGTGGTTGGATGGGTACGCTTGGTTGGTTACTGCTGAGAGAACAAAGTAATCTAGGCATAGATTGCGTTCGTAGCTTTGATGTCGATCCTGCTTGTGCTAATCTAGCTGATAGTTTAAACCGTGCAAGCGTGAAAGATGGTTGGGCTTTCAAAGCATCAACTCTGGATGTTAATAGCATGCAATATGATAATTTTGATTATGTTACGTTGAAATACGATGGGACGGAACAGAATGTCTGGGAATCTGCTGACACGATAATCAATACCAGTTGTGATCACATGGGCTCAGACGATACCTGGTGGAACAACATACCACAGGGTAAACTGGTGATATTACAGAACAACGATTGGTATGAGAATGATCAGCACAACAACAGCATGCAAGATATAGATGCGTTTAAATCAAAGTATCCAATGTCCGAATTGCTGTATGAAGGTGAACTTGACCTTACACTTTACACGAGATTCATGTTGATAGGAAGAAAATGACCAAGGATTTAAGTTCGCTAACGGCCAGACAGTTGCAGAAAGAAGCAGCTAGAGTTTTGAGTGCAGGCGAAGGATTTGGTAATCATGATCTGGTTCGATTTAATAAGGCAGCTTATCACGACAGCCATGCTTGGTATCGAACAGTCATAACTTGGTATATTGAACAGTACGGTGACCTTCCTAGCCGTGTGGGTCCTGGCACCGAAGTTGTGCTACTGATGGATGATCAATGATGATATATGATTACGCAGACATAAACACCATACACTTGGAGATAACTGCCAAGTGCAACGCTAGCTGCCCACAATGCGGACGCAATAAGTTTGGCGGACCAGATAACGAGTTCTTACCGCAGGCAGAACTAAGCCTTGAGGACATACAGCGCATCATGCCAGAACAGTTCGTGAAGCAGCTCAAGAAGCTGTATATGTGCGGCAACTATGGTGATCCTATCGCAGCTAACGATACTCTAGAAGTCTATGAATGGCTGCGTGAGATCAATCCAGATATCAAGCTGGGCATGCACACTAATGCAAGTGCTCGCACTCCTGCATGGTGGGCCAAGCTGGGCAAGATACTCAGCAAGAAAGGTGACTATGCCAAGTTTGGATTGGATGGCCTGGCTGATACCAACCACATGTATCGCCGTGGTACCAACTGGGACAAGATTGTTGAGAACATACAGGCATTCATAGATGCGGGCGGTATCGCACAGTGGGAATTCATAGTGTTCAAACACAATGAGCATCAGGTTGAGGAAGCCAGAGCTCTGAGCGAGAAGATGGGATTCCGTCAGTTTCGCACAAAGAAGACTGGGAGGTTCTTCAGCAATACCAAGCTTGAAGGCAAGGACAGGCAAGAAGTCTGGAGTCGCAATGGCATGGTTGAGTATTATTTAGAAAAGCCAGAAAATCCGGAATATCACAATGACAGCTTGGTGAAAGAACAGGCGCTGGTTGAACAGTTTGGCAGCATGCAACGCTATGTTGACCAGACCTGCGTGAAATGCAAGGTAGCCGAAGACAAGAGCCTCTATATCAGTGCAGAAGGGCTGGCTTTCCCCTGCTGCTGGACTGCTAATCAGCTGTATGTATGGTATTGGCCGCACAAGAAGAGCGAGATGTGGACACTGATAGATCACGATATCAACAACGTCAATGCGCTTGTAA